TTTCGTACCAGCGGATAAGTCAACCCCCACAGCAAGCGTGTCGAACTCTGTTGCAATCTCCGCTTTAACGATCAGCTCTGGAGCCAACGACAATTCATTTTGCCTGATGACTTGATTCATGTACTGGAACGAAAAAGCAATAGGTGCTTGTCGTTTCTTTTCCTTCAAATAATCCAATGACCACATTTCTGGCCAATAAGACTGCTCATCCCCAGACTTAGGATCTTGCAAGATTGCGGACAACACAATTTGCAACCAGTTGTTTTGTGTATTAAAGGTTGTGGAATGAATGTCATCATGTCTGAAGCGGGTACCAAGGCAGATAGCCCGTGCCCCTTCAAACATGGTGGGCGCAATCACCGCATTCCAGTTGTCCTGCATCTGTTTACGGATGTCAGGGTTGGAGATGTCCGCCGCTGATTTAATGGCGTCATCAATGATAACAAGGTGTGAACGCTTGGAGGTCACCGAACCTTTAAGGCCTGCTGCGCAGAGCGTGAATTGTTCTTCACCCGTGGTATCAATGCCCGCGAACTTATGGTCAATCGACCAGTACTCATTACTGGTGACGTTCTTAAGAAGGCGTACTGTTGGGAATACTTCTTGGTATCGTTTGCTTTCAATGATGCGTTTGATGGTTGCCGACTTGGAACGTGCGATATCAACCGTGTAAGACAAGTAGAGGATCTGTAGCGGCTTCTTGGCTTGTGTGTGGATACCAATGGCCCAGGCAGTAAACAGACCAAGGACCGTGCTTTTGGCGGAGCCCCTGGGCGCCAGTAGATCGACGTTAGGTCCAGCAATCTTCAAGAGACAAGTGCTGTCCTGATCGGTTACAAAGTGACGATGCCACTCCTTGTGGTGTTGAGCAGGAGGTTTATCAGCTACATACTCACAAAAGAAACCAAAATCTTCCCTTGCTCTCTGAAGAGATTCAAGGTTTCGTGGAATACGAATTTGTTGCTTGCGTGCAGCAGCTTGTGCGTTACGACGGTAGGCAAGATGCTGGTACGCAGGCACTGTAGGTATCGTTCAGTGTATTACTGAATACTACCCTATTTGTTATCGTCTTTGTTTCTTTTGCTTGCTTGATATTTACGTGCTTTATCTAGGGCTGCTTTTCTTTTCTCTTTATCCGACATCTCACTTCCGTCTTCGTTCTTGGCTTCTTTTTTCTTGAAATGCTCCAAGAGTTCAGGCGGCATTTTATTTTTGTTCATTCTGTTTCTTCTGCATTAATGCATTCATAACTTCTTGGCCTTGTGCAACATTCTGCGCAAGGGCAGTTGGACGAGTGACAGCAGCCCCTGACTCTCGATTTTTTTGGAGTTGACGAGCAACTTCAAACAAACGTCCGGCAATATCTTCACCGAAAACAGGAGGTTGCGGAGGTGGCTTTTGCATAGGTCTAGTCTAATTTATTTATTCTTCCATTTGCATATGAGACCATACGCTCATCGATGCTTCTTCCAGGGGAACTTCAATAGGGTCGTCTTTGAAGATGGTCAGTAACTCACGTATGGCGCGGTCAGCACCAGCCATTAGCAAGCCCTTGCGATCTTTGTTGCCCGTAAACAGATCAATCTGGGCGATGGTGCCACGGAGTTCTTTTTGCATGCTGGCGATCCTTGCAACGCCAGAATCACGTTTGACAACACTGTTATCAATGTCTTCTCGAAGCTTGCGGATGTCCTCCTGCATAGCTTCAATTTCATTGATCAAAACCTTGCGGTGATCAGGCTTTGGATAGTTGTGTTGGAGCCAGAGATCACAGCCTGTGATGCATCCGTTATAACGCAAGAAGCGAGCATACAGATAACATTCGATTACCGAGAAGTTCTCCGCACAGAATGCCCTATATGCTTGCTCTGTTGGTGCGTCTAGATTATCGACCCACTGGTCGAAGATCTCAATATCGATATGCTCTTTGGGACTGAGCGTAATCCCTTGCCTCGTCGCTTTCGCTGAAGCCCTGGGCTTGAGCTGCAGACTTTCTTTGTTCTTCACCTGAGGTTCCAATAGAGAGACGTTCTTGTGTGCCGGCTTCTTTCATCTTCTCTTTGGAAGAACCAACGGAAACGTCCTGGAAGATTTTAACGGCAGACGCAGCTTTACGTGCTTTGTCCTCATCAAACAACAAATCATAAGAATTTAAATCCTTATTATCGTCGTAATAAAAATCTTCGTCGTTCATGGCCGTTCCGTTTCCTTGATGTCTTCTTTGACATCAGTTTCTTCTTTATTCAGTTTATCTGAAGGTTGCTCTTTGTTAAGGCGGCTTTTGGCGTATTTATACGCAACATCTGCCGCCTGGCGATAACGACCCAGTTCTGCGGAAGTATCGGCAGAAGAGTCCTGCATCTTAGAAGTTGCCCATCATGCTGGCAAGGCCGCCAGCAAAGGTATCACGTTGACGTGCACGGTTAGACTGAGCAGCCTGACGCATCTTGGAACCTTCAAGGCGGCCAATGAGGGATTCAAAATCCTGCAGCTCCGCAGCCGACATACCGCCGCCGTACTGGCGAGAAAGATTAGCGTCTACGAGCTGCTGTGCTTCAGCATCAGACATGCCATCAGCCATGAGCTGAGCTTTGGTCCGAGTATTACGGGCAGGGGTGCTAGTGGAAAAAGACATTTACTCAAAAGTTTGACTCTACAAGTATTTTAGTATATTCAATTTAGAAATTGAACATACTCGTAACGTTGCGAACCATTTCCGTTCCTCTTTCAATGTTGGCAATATTTTTATAGCCAGCGTTAACGATAGCCTGCAAGTCTAATTTACCTTTTGACTCAGCTTGTATTTCTGGAATACGATTATCGACTTCATACTTTAATCGCTCTGTAGCACCAGCTTGACGGATTCGTTCAACATTTTCAAGACCTTCGTTTTGAAGCCTAGCCTGGAGAGTTTCACCAAACAGATCATATTCTGAGTATGGAATCTGGCTCTCGCCAAAAACATCTCCGTAGCCTGCATCTGTAGTAGTAGTAGTAGTAGTCGTATCAGGTGTGCCTATTGCAGTAGGAGCAGCAGGAATAAAAAGATTCTTGGCACCGGTAGCAAGCTTAAAATCTTTATTCTCGGCTCGGTTTTGAATCTGTTGAAGAGTCAGGCCTTTATCTAAAAGCTTTTGTACTTCTCCCGCATTTAATTTATTACCGATCTGTACGCCGGCAATAGAACTACCTGCTTTTTTATTGTTATCACTACTAGATCTAGAAGTGCTTGAACTAGACGTAGTAGGACTACTAGGTGGAGCAACTCTAGCGACTATATTTTGAGCTGCAGAAGCGCTAACACTTGTTTTATTTTCAATCCTATTTTGGATTTGAGCAGCAGACTTTCCTTGGTCTGCCATTCGCTGAGCTATTTGCTTGGCTTCCTGTCTAGCTTCTTGTTTAGCTGCTTGTTTTTTACTCATGGCATTTTTATTCTCTTTAATAAAGTCTAATGCGTGGTCATGTTAACAATAAATTAAATACTAGACATGCTGGAAGAAATATTGATATTACTAGAAAGCACACCTTTTAGATCACTGGCCATACGCTTGAAGCGTTCAGGGTCAAAAGTGACCATGCCACGCTGAAGATTGCCTTGTGCATCCCTTTGCATGTTGCCATACATAGACTGCCATTCGCGATCAGCCTGTGTCATGATTTTATTTGGATTACGCAAAGCAATCTGTTCATTCAACAAAGATTGGAAAGCGTATGGATCCCTTACGTTTAAAGATCTTGCATAGTCAGTTGCTTGATCCCAATCCGCCTGATCAATATCACGTCCTAGTAAACTCTGGAAAGCAGAAGAAGCAATTGGTTTAAATTTTTCATAGTCTACAGGGCGAGCCATGAGCTTGCCCATCAAGCGGTCAGGCCGGAAATTTGTATAACCGCGTTGACTTGCTAGATATGAAATGGCATCACTTGGGCTTTGCTCAAAAAGAGACTTAGCAGTAGCACGAATACCTTTCCTTTCTTTACCAGAAAGCCTTGCCGCTTTTGCAGGGTAGTCTTCAAACATCGACATCGATGTATGATGACCTTCACTCGGCTCAGTACCAAAAGCCATATTATCTAGAACGAGTTATTTTTATTTTAAACCAGGGAATATCAACGGAATCTAGATGCCATTGCGGTTAAGTACGGATCAAGACCATATTTTCCAGACAACATGAATGCTTGACGGAAGTCTTGTCCTTGGTTCTGCTGGGAAGTTGGACTTTGCATGAAATAATGCCCCTCACGCAGCGCTGCCATTTGATTGGCTTTATCTCGATCTTGGGAATAAAGATCAAAGCCCCATCCCCTCACAATATTTTTATTTGCTTCTTCTCGCGCTTTATCTGCAGACGTCTGGCCCATCACATTGCCGATGATCCCAGACAAGCCTTGAATACCTGCAGATGCTGCCATCCACGGTCCTAATGCCATTGATCCTGCTCCTGTTGCTGCTGAAG